AATAATAAAGGTGATAAATATGATTCCTGTAGAACTGATAACAATGGCAGGTGGTGCTGCAATGGGTGGACTTTTCAAATTTATGGACGCTGCTCAAAAAGCAAAACGTGAGCAACAGAAACTTATAATTGAAAAGATTAATGCTGAGCAAGAAGTAAAAGCAAAAGATAGAAAATCTGCGACCGAGTCTGCCGATGCTGCAGCAAAACGTACAAGCGATCCATTTTCAAAACTAACAAGACGTATCTTTGTACTAACAATGTTATTCTTAGGTGGTTGGGCAATGATGGGTGCTTTGACTGGACTTGATATTGTTGTACCAGTTACACAAGAAACTGGATTCAATTTCCTTGGTTTAATTGATACTAAGAAAACAGTTACTGAATTCTTTAGATTTGAAAATGCTATTGTACATTTTGAATGGTTAAAGATTTCTATTCTTGCAGCAGGGTCATTTTATTTGGGTAAAAGTTAATTGAATTAAATTTATATTATGGGTAAGAATTATTTAGGAAACTCCAACCTCAAGGGAAAGGGTCAAAAGTTTAACTGGACTAAGAAACGGTTGAAAGAGTACATGAAGTGTGCTGAAGATCCAATCTACTTTGCTGAAAGTTATATAAAGATCGTACACGTTGACCATGGGTTAATACCTATCAAAATGTATGATTACCAAAAAGACATTGCTAAACTTATCACAGAGAATCGAAGAGTTGCTGTTGTAACGTCACGTCAAGCAGGTAAAACTACAACTGCAGCCGCAGTTATTCTACACTATATATTATTCAATGAACACAAACTTGTAGGTCTGTTAGCGAATAAAGGCGACACTGCTAGGGAAATCTTAGATAGAATTAAAATTGCATATGAAGCATTACCTAAATGGTTACAGCAAGGTGTAGTAGAATGGAACAAAGGTTCAGTTGAATTTGAAAATGGTTCTAAGATTATTGCTGCCGCAACGTCGTCAAGTGCTATTCGTGGTAAGTCAGTTTCTTTCTTGTATATTGATGAGGCTGGATTCGTAGAGAATTGGGAAGAGTTTTCTAGTGCGGTACTACCTACAATTTCGTCTGGTAAAACTACTAAGACATTATATACTTCTACACCAAATGGTTTAAATCATTTTCATAAAACTTGTAGTGGTGCTAAGGAAGGCACTAACGGATTTAAATTTGTTGAAGTTCCTTGGCAGAAAGTTCCTGGACGTGATGCTGAATGGAAGCAGGAAACTCTTGCTGCTATGGATTTTGACACACAGAAGTTTGCACAAGAGTATTCGTGCCAATTCCTTGGTAGTTCTAATACCTTAATTGATGGTGGCAAACTAAAAACACTTGTATCATTGACACCTATTAAAGAAGGACAAGGCATTTCGATGTATGTTGAACCTGAGAAAGACCATGCATATGCATGTGTAGTGGATGTGTCAAGAGGTAAAGGTTTAGATTACTCAGCATTCCAAATTATAGATGTATCTGAAATGCCATATAAACAGGTGTGTGTATTCAGAGATAACTTTGTGACACCTGTTGAATATGCCGAAATCATATATAGAACTGCTATGTTATATAATGAGGCAACTTGTTTAATTGAGATTAATGATATTGGTGAGCAGGTGTCTGAGTTATTACACTACGAATTTGAATATGAGAATATTCTATTCACTGAAAGTGCTGGACGTGCAGGAAGAAGAATCTCAGCTGGTTTCAGTAAAGGTGTTGATAAAGGTATAAGGACAACTAAGACTGTTAAGAGTATTGGTTGTTCAATCTTAAAGTTATTAGTTGAACAAGAGCAATTAATTATTAACGACCACAATACAATTGAAGAGTTATCTAGATTCTCAAGGAAAGGCAGTTCGTATGAGGCAGAGTCAGGAACTCACGACGACTTAGTTATGTGTCTTGTATTATTTGCATGGTTAAGTAACCAAGCATACTTTAAAGATATAACAGATATTCAAACCTTATCTAAACTAAGAGAAAGAACAGAAGAAGAATTGATGAGTGATTTATTGCCTTTCGGTATTGTAGATGATGGTATTGTAGAAGATGACATAATTGAACTTCCACAACATAATGATTGGATGAACAGTTCTGAGGATAGATTTGACTCGGGATGGTAAATACTATTATATTATAAATAAAAGCATAGAATCAAATTAAAAAGCAAACACAGGAGAACCTAATATGCCTTTCCAAGTAAGTCCAGGTGTTAATGTAAGCGAAACCGATCTTACAACAGTCGTACCAGCAGTAAGCACCACAGAAGGTGCAATCGCAGGTCATTTTAGTTGGGGTCCAGTTAATCAACGTGTTTTAGTTGATACTGAAGATCGTTTAGTAGACATTTTCAACAAACCTAACGCAAATACTGCAGATGATTTTTTCACTGCAGCAAACTTTCTTTCATATGGTAGTGCATTATACACGGTTCGTGTAGTAAATGGTGCTAACAATGCTACTTCAGGTACAGTTGGTACTTATGTTGAAGGTGAAGACTATTACAATGAAACATATGCTAATCAATCACTTCACGGTGACTGGGTTGCTAAGTATCCTGGTGAATTAGGTAATTCATTAAAGGTATCTGTATGTCAAACTGCAGCAGCATGGGAATCCACGGTTGCTACAAGTTACTATGCTACTAGAAACAGTGATACTGTCTCTCTCGCTGGTAGTGGTATTGGTGCTTCAAATACTGAAACATCTTTCGTAGTTGGTGATATTCTTTTACTTGGTCCAGATAAGGAACAAAGAAAAGTTAAGACAGTGTCAGGTAACACAGTTACATTGACTTCTAACTACACTGGTAATACAGTATCAAATTATACTACTGACATTACTAGACGTTGGGAATTCTCAAATAACTTTGATTCTGCTCCAGGCACTTCTACTTTTGCCACTGATGTAAGTGGTGTTACTGATGAAGTACACGTTGCTGTTGCTGATGAAGACGGTGTTATCACTGGTGCTTCTGGTTCAGTTCTAGAAGTATATGAAGGTTTATCGGTTGCAACTGATGCTAAGACTGATCAAGGTGCTAGCAATTACTACAAAACTGTTATCAATCAACAATCAAGTAATATTTGGTTTGGTGCTCATAACTCAAGTTTAACTAACAGTGGTAAGAAAGCATCTGGTTTAACGTTTGCTGGTAATGCTCTTCCAGTATCTTCTAGTATGACTAACGGTAAAGATGGTTTAACACCTTCTTCTGCTCAAAGGATTGCTGGTTATGATAAGTTTAAGTCTGCTGAAGATGTAGATATCTCGTTAATTCTAGGTTCTAGTGCTGATGCGACTACAGCAGAACATATAATCACTAACGTTGCTGAGGTTCGTAAAGACTGTTTAGCAGTCATCTCACCTGAACGTGCTGATGTTGTTAATAACAATGGTTATGAAGGTAAAGAACGTGATGACATTATTTCGTTTAGAGATAGTTTAACATCTTCTTCATATGCAGTTATGGACTCAGGTTGGAAATACCAATATGACAAGTATAACGATGTTTACCGTTATGTGCCATTGAATGCTGATACAGCAGGTCTAATGGTTCAAACCGATTCAACTCGTGACCCATGGTTCTCTCCTGCTGGATTTAATCGTGGTAACGTTAAGAACGTTGTACGTTTAGCATACAATCCAACTAAGGCAGATCGTGATCAATTATATAAGAAAGGTATTAACCCTGTAACTACATTCCCTGGACAGGGTACTGTATTATATGGTGATAAGACTATGTTATCTAAACCATCTGCATTTGACCGTATTAACGTTCGTAGATTGTTTATTGTTCTTGAGAAAGCAGTTAGTACTGCATCTAAATTCACTATGTTTGAATTCAATGATGACTTTACTCGTGCTCAGTTTAGAAACTTAGTTGAACCATTCTTAAGAGATGTACAAGGTAGACGTGGTATTACAGACTTTAAAGTAGTTTGTGATACTTCAAATAATACTACTGGTGTTATTGAAAGAAATGAGTTTGTAGGTGATATTTATGTTAAACCTTCTCGTTCTATCAACTTTATTCAGTTAAACTTTGTTGCAGTTAGATCTGGTGTAGAGTTCTCTGAGATTGTTGGACGTTCAACCTAAATAGAATATAAAGGAGAAATAATATGGCATTTAATGTAAATTCGTTTTCGGGTGCACTAAAAGAGGGTGGAGCAAGAAATGCTCTATTCGAGGTAACAATCACTAACCCGATTGACGGTGCTGCCGATGTTCAAGTTCCATTTATGGTTAAGTCTGCTCAAATTCCTGCTTCAACTTTAGGTACAATTGAAGTTCCATACTTCGGTCGTCAAATCAAGTTAGCAGGTAACAGAACTTATGCAGAATGGACACCGACTATTATCAATGATGAAGACTTCGCGATTAGAAATAATCTTGAGAAGTGGTCAAACGCAATCAACTCTGCTCAAGGTAACTTGAGAACTGCTGGTGGTTCTGCCCCATCATTATATAAGTCTAATGCACAAGTAACACAGTTTAGTAAGACTGGTGAAGTTTTAAGAACATATAACTTTGTTGGTCTCTATCCTTCTGAAGTTTCTACAATTGACCTATCATGGGAAACTGAAGGAATTGAAGAGTACACTGTAACATTCCAGTATGATTACTGGGAAGTTGTTGGTGGTTCAACTGGCGATGCTGGCGGTATCTAATACCGTTTAAAGTGATTCCAGGGTATATAAATATACATATACCCTTTTTATTATAAGAGAGAAAAATATGGCTATCGACTTATTCGGTTATTCAATCGGCAAAAAGGAGGAAACCCCTCCTTCAATTCAATCATTCGCACCACCCACTAACGACGATGCTGCAGTTGCAGTCACCGAAGGTGGATTCTTTGGTACGTCTATTGATATGGAGCAATCCACTAAGACTGAGACAGTCCTTATTACTAAGTATAGGGATATGTCACAACAACCTGAGTGTCAACGTGCAGTTGATGATGTTATTAATGAAGCAATCATTAGTGATGAAGACGGTTCTCCAGTTGAAATTGTTCTAGATGACGTAAACCAACCAGACGAAGTTAAGGAT